TAGAGAGTGTGCTGCCCAGCAGTAGCGACTGTAGTCTCAACTGTCTTAGGGGTAGTACCAGAAGTCTTACGGTTTGCATCAAGATTGTTTACAGCCGCACGATTAGCAAGGTCAGTATCAAGAAGGCTTACTGCAACAATGTCAAAATTAGCCTCGCTCGAAGGTCGTATCTGAATAAAGACTTTCTGATTAGGCTGCGTAGTAGTGAATGTCAGAGTGTCTTTGATAAACGCGTTAGCAACATGGTTGCCCGATGCCTTGCGCCAACCATTATCTTCACTAAAGTCACCAGCAGCAGATACATTGTTGAGTTGTGGAATATCGGTAAACCAACCAGTAGGCGGTACGATACTTCCAGAGGGGGCGGCGGGCTGACTATCAGCAAGAGTATATACGGAAACATAGTTGTTTCCATCATCTCCCTTAATCTGACCGCTATTGTGCCACTCGTTATTCTCTGCATCCCATACATAGAGGTCGCCACCTACCATATAGGCATCGCCTACATCACCTGTCGGGTGTGATGCAATCAATTCTGCGTAGGTATCGTAAGAGCCTTTGATGCTGAATGACTTTCCGTCAACACCATCCTGTCCTTTCTGTGCGTATATTCTCCATGCGTTTGAACTTGAAGAGGGAGGGTCAGTAGTATAAGTACCTTCTGACACAACACACAGCCATGTACCACCATTATGCTGAACAAGGTCGTAGTAGTAGCACTTATGGTCAGTAATACTACTCCATGCACCTCGCTCGATAGGCACTCTTGAAGATACACCATAGTCGGTTTCAATCGTGAGCTTTTGAACGTGCAAATCGGTAAGAGAGGGAGAAAGGCAAATCTTACGCTTAGTGCTATCAAGCACATAGCCACTAACATTCTTATACACCTTAAAGGCAGGTGCATCTTCTCCGCTAACTTCAATACTGATAAAGCCTTGACGAGTGCTATCAGTACGATTACCCATTTGTACAAGTTGGTCTCCCTCTTTTGGAATGTCGCTGTTCGATGCGCAATCGGTAGCAGACAAATCTATATAGTCATAAGTCTTACCATCTTCTAATAATTCAGTGCCTACCTCTACTACTCTGCGCCAATAGAACGTATTTTCCACATTCTCGTAATGACCTGACTCTAATACATTAAAAGTCTGACAACGTGCTTGGTCGTCAACTCGCCACCAGTTTTCAGTAGCGGTAGTACCATCGTCTTTCAGTATATAGCAACGATATGCAGTAATTACTGCATTATCAGTAGGAATGAGGTAAGCCGTTTGCAAGTCCAATCCTTCGTCAGCAGGGAGATAGATACCATTATCGAGATTGATACCCTCGTGACGCTCGTCATAAGTGCCATCGGGGATATACAAGTAATACTCGCTATAGATAGGCTTAACCTTTACTATCTTACTACCAGCGTGTGAGAATATGATATTACCACCAGCGTAAGAAATCTTGCGTATCTCTAATTCGGTAAAGATTGCTTTCATTCTTACAAAGAGGTTATCGACAACCATAGAGGTTACTCCATCAGTACCTTTTCGTATGCGGAAACCTGTATCAAAAGCACCATCACCACTCCAGTTCTCGCTTTCAATATGGTTAGCAAGTATCTTAGCAAAGGCTTGCAATACTCCCTCTATGGTGGCATCGCCACTTATCACAGCCCTTCCAAGAGCCTCTAAGTCATTAATTCTTGTATCGCCATTCTCGTCTATTCCAAACAATCCATTGGCTTTAACCCATAATCCTTTGACAAAGCCGATAAGACCTTGTGCTACATCATCTTGCGATTTTGATAATTTTTTTGCTATTTCATTCCAAACATTACGACTATATGATTGTCGTAAAATTGAAATTAAAGAAGATAAATTTTCAACATCATTTGCGACCTGTCCGATTTGGTTTAACACAACATCAATGTCGTCAGTAAGCGTAATGTCATACTGAGGTAGTGGTGCATTGCCATACTTGACCGTAATTTGCTTTACAAACAATTGTTGTTCAACACCACCATAGTCAAAGTGTATAATGCTATTCGGTCTAATTTGTTCAAGTATGTGTGTATGTGTTGCAAGGAAATGCTCGTCAAACTTCAATGGGTAGTCAAAGTAAAAGACATTGTTTTCCAGCATATAGGATTTCATCGCATCATCAAGCCTTAATTCAGCACTTGTAATATACGACAAAGGTAATGATATTCCAATGAACACAAACAAATCATCTGTCTTTGGTTGTTGATAGATGTTGGGCATCAATACTCCAAAGGTTGTATTGTCTTTTTGTACAACGACACTTATCTGCCCAAGGTTTGACTTTGGATATTTTACCAAGTCACGTTGTTCTCCATCTGGCAAAAAGTTTCCGTCGTTGTCGTAGAAATTCCTCTTATAGTCTTCCCAATCTACCTGAACAGTAAATGTACAACCAATGCAAGCACCACTACGCATATTTATTTTCATTTCTTGCGTTATTGCGGCACAAGCATACAAATCGAAATCAAGTTGAGGTAATGTAATCTGAAAATATGATTGCAAGTAGTTTCCATCATCGTCCATAGAATCATCCCAATGGTCTGCAGGAGTAAGGTCTGCGTTTAGAGGTATTGCATTTATAATCCCTACGTTTCTCTCACTATCAAACTCTGGTTTTATGTCCGCAAACTCGTGGCTTTCATAGGATGGTGCTTGTGGGTTTATTTCGTTAATATAAGGATATTCTTGTGTTGCGATTGCATCATAGTAATCCTTTATCTCTATTGTTGGGTCATAACCTACGGCATTTGGGTTTACTTTCTTGTTGACTGTCTCCGTGAATATAGACGGCATCAAGTGTGTGCGTGTAAACGGATGCTTGATAAGTTTGACATACTGACCACCTACAATACCCTTGTATATAGGATAAGAAAGCGGGTCGTTGGGGTCATTGTTTATTGTGTAGTCCCAATCTTGGTTGCCAGTCCACACAATCTGAGGATAGCCGTAAGGTACATTATCCTCGCTGCCATAGCCAGCAATACGGGTTACAATCTTGTTATTTCTTGGAGTTCTGGAGTTGTTCTTCAAGCCAACACCTTGCCCCATGTGAAAGACAAAAGGTGTGTCAAGTTGCCTTGCACTATCATCTTCATATATCTCGTTTGATGGTAAGCCATATTCCACAACAAAGCGTTTACCCTGTGCATACAATGGGTCTGTGCTTGGTAATTGACTTACAATATAAGGCACACCCCATATTTCGTAACCTCTCTTAATGGCTTCTGCAATATTGATATTGTCGAGTTGTTGAACTTCACTTAATTCATCATCCTTTTCGATAGGGAAACGGTCACTCTTGCGGACATACCATACCGTACCTTGCAAGTTCTTATTTAACTTGTCTATGTAGTCCTGCGGTTTTCCAATCCAAGAGAATATTTTGTTTTGAGAAAGGTATTTTTCCTCTCCTGCCTTTGTTGCGACATCGGTAAAAGGAAAGTTGGCGAGTTGGCACATTGGATGATAAAACTCAAAGGAATATTTCGTCATTCCTTTTAGTTCGTTGTTATCAGCAACCATACCCTCACGGACTATTGTTGGAGGATTGACAAGCAAGTAGTGAATATCGTTATACTCCACATACTCTTTCATCGTCATTTGTAAGGTGTTGTCTTTGTAGAATACATCACCAGTAATCTTGTCACCGAGAGACATAACAACACTGTCTACAACACCTTTCCTTAGAACAAGGTCGTGAAAAGGAGTTCCATCCTCGTTGTATATCGGGAATACCTGATTGAGACCTATCGAATTTGTAGCCATTGTATAATCTTTCTAATTGCAAATATAATAAATATAACACAAACAAGCAAGGAAATGTAACACCATTTAGGTATTATTTGTTTTTCTTTAACACTTTCCTTGATAACTGTTTGTATGGAATCTCTATAGCAAGTGTCGGATTTGTACACAACCCTGTCGCGCCACTTAGTCTTTTCAACATACTTGGTATCAAACACCGTGTCGCCTTTCTGGAATATTGTATGATATATACTATCATGTGTGTGTTGTAAAAGTGTGTCGTGTACGGTGTTCGTGATGTAATGATTAACATCCCTGTCGCGATATTCAATTTTTTTTAACAGTGAACAGGATGTTAGAATATTTAATACGACTATTGTTGATGCAAATAGTACAATTCTATTATTTCTATACACTCTTTCTTTCATGCTCATTTCCTTTATAATTTATATTCCACAAATAACCTCCTGCGGTTTTCACGGTAATATAACTACCGTTTCTTCTTCTATATTTTTTATTTCTTGATGCGTAAGAAATTGCCGTAGCACCTATACCAGTTACTCTGCTTGCTTCGTTTATAGATGGGTAAGATGAGACTAAAATACCGTCCGTCGTGTACTGATTCACAGAAATAACTTCTTTCCCGCTTTTTTTATTCCTTCTTTCCGACATCTTGTTCAGAAAAACATCATAGGTTATTGGGTTATGTATGTTTTCAAAACATGTTGTCCATCTTAAATTGTCGGCTCTATTGTCTTCTTTTTGACCATTGATATGGTCTACATAATGTTTTCTTTCCTTATTCTCAACAAACGACAAAGCAACCAGCCTGTGCACTTGCCATGTTTTTTGCTTTTGAGCGTGTAAAGAGACAGAATAATAGAAACCATTCCCGTAATATTGTTTATAATATTTGAGAATCTTGCTTTTTATGCGCATACTGCGTCCGTTCTTTCTTACATTTACTCTGCTTAACGACTTTATCCTTCCGTAGTTTGATACCTGATACAATCCCTCGTATCCTACTACATCTTTCCAAACCTCACCTTCCAAGTCTTCAAGCGACAACCATCTTTCACTGTTTACTTCTGGTAAATCTTCAAATCTTAACATAGCTGACATATTTAAGTTTCTGCTGACAATATTAAAACGTGGAAAGGCTGTCAGCTTGCCCTTGTCAAAAGGTTTGCAAGTCCTTTCTATCCACGATGCAAAGTTACAAATATTGTTTGAATATACCAAACAATTTATGTAAAAAATTGCCGAGATTATTACAGCGATACTTTTCATATCCTATACTATTGTTATGTAAACTTTTTCCCCATTTTTCTTTGCTGGTAGCAAGTATTCTTTCATCAACTTTGTAAAAGTCTTTTGAGAGTCAACAACCTTGCCAACAACCTTATTTAGTCCAACGAGCAAACAACCCTCTGTGTCTGCCGAAGAGTTTCCGCAGTGAATCAGAACGCCCTCGAATTGAGGTACATTCAAAAGCCTTGGCAGGTAGCCACCGCAAAGATTCTTATAGAACGTCTTGTTGCCAAAACGATTTGAGAATACGTTTTGCACAACCTCGTAGCGACCACATGGTATAGATGTTTCACCTATCACCTTTGGCTTGCCGTAGAAAAACCTATCTTGGTCTTCGATAGTGTCACACACGTATTTGCCATTGACATGAAGTTTGCCGATTGTGTACCCATTTCGTCTTGCTATGCGTTTAAGTAAAAGTTCCATTATTACTCCTCCTTTCTTTTTCTCTTTTTTTCTTTATTAACTATTGCCTCAATCCTACGACCATTACGTGCAACATCCTTTTGTAACTCAAGAATCTTGTCTTCAAGTTCACTAATACGTTTCCGCAATTCCATGTTTTCATTTCTAAGCTGTTCGTTTTCTTTACGCAAAACATCTCTATCATTACGAATGAATTGGCAACTTTTCTCCAAGTCTTCAATGGTACGTTGGTAGACGTGTTGTTGGGCTTCCCAACCATTAGCTTCTGCTGTGGTTGCTTCACCGTTGGCTTTCCTTTTGTTTGCCTTGTAGTAAATGAACCATCCTCCACCGAGGATAATTGTTACTATTGTATTTATTAAACTATATATTTCCATAAAGCCATTTATACATTTTGGTCGTCAGGTTGGTTGTCAATAATCACATCGTTGCGGTTTGTAGCAACATTTTTAGCGGTGGTTGCTGCTTGGTTTGCCATAGAATCATTACGACTGACAAGACTGCCACGTTCCTTGATAACACGCTCAACTTCGTCAGGTGCAGCATCAGGACATTTTTCCAATACTGTTTGTGTAGACAAGTATGGTGCTTCCATTCCAAGGTTGACAAGTTTTGTGTTCGTTGTTTCAAGTGACCAAGGATTAATCTTTGCACCAATGCGAACTTGTGAATACTTGCTTGCGCCATTGCTTTCAAGGTCAAGACCCTCTTGGTGCAAATACACCATATCGTTCACAAAGCGTTGCCAATCCATAGCACTTTGAACGGCAAGAGAATAGTCATTTGACATTGCAAGGGCAATACCATTTCCACCACTATTAGAGGCTGTTATGTCTTTCGGTGTGATAAATGACGTGGAAGAAAACAATGAAATCTTTTCTTCCAAAGTTTTGAGGTAGCCGTCCATTGTCTGAGGCTCTGGAAAATCCAATACTTTAACATCCTGTTTGCCATTTGTAGTGTCACTTGAAAGGTTTACAATCAATGTGCTTGAATCACGCTGCAAAGAACCCTTATCCATTTCGCCCCAAAAAGCAAGAGCAAACGTACCGAAACGCTTTAGTGCGATAGCGGCTATGTTTGCCATCAATTCCCACATTTCGATGCTTGATTCGGCATATTCCCAAGCCACCTTACCACGTTTGATAAGGAATGGGTTACGAGAAAAACCATGAAGTTCAGAAGTAGTTTCCCAACCATTATCACCTTGAACACAGCGATAATGCTTCTTGTTGTCAAACGTGTCAATAACTATCTTATTGTCTACTTGGTAGAACAAAGAACGTGCAACCTCATTTCCGTATTCGTCATAGTTGGGTGTCATTTGGTAGCCATCTTCATACGAAAAATTGGTCATAGTGTATTTACCCGTTTCTTTGTCGTAAGAGAAAAGCAATCCACAATTGCCAAGTTGTTTGCAAGTATTGATAGCCATGTACTTATTCCACTCGCAGTTGCGCCACATCCATTCCTGCTTGATTTGGTCAAACAATTCTCTTTCTCCGTCCTCTGGCTTTGGATTAAACAAGCAGAAATCAAGTGGGTTTGCAGTAAGGTTGCGCACATGAGCAGAATGAATCAACTTTTGAAAAGATGCTGTCTGCGTTATCTCCATCATGTTAGATGGCAATTCTTGACCGTCAAGAACAACCTTGATGTGAGGTATTGCCTTATTTAATATAACATGGTGTAGGTCGGGGCGATACTCCGTAATGTACAAGTCTTGCGAAATCGGATTAAGATTCAGACTTGCAAACCCTGTTTCAAGCATGGTGTTGTTTAACACACCACCTTTTAACTTCTCATAGCCATGCAGGTTTGTTGTTCCACCTCTTGTAAAAGGCTTCATTTGCATCAACCTCGCAGGTTCTGCCAAAAACCAATTTATGTTTCTTTCTCTTTTCATTTTATATAGTGCTTAAAGTTTGTAACATCCAATCGTTGTTTATCTTAATCTTTGGTCTTTCAAGCCTTGTGTCTATTTCGTCGCCATTGTTTACACCAAGTAAGGATAGCATGTCGCTTGCTTCAAGAGTTTTGCGCATCAACCCAGCGTCATCACGCAACATCCTATGGCAGTCGTATATCATACTACCGCACATGAGAATACAGTTATCGAACAAGTCTGGAGACATACCTTTCAGCAAAGACTTCATCGCATCTTTATTCATCATGGCTATACGTCCATTCGGTGTCTTGAAGAATTGGAATATACGGCTCTCAAACAACATGTGCTTTAGAATTGTCGTACCACCACTACGCTTCATGTTCTGATGATAGTAGTGCATATCTTTAAGGCGTGGTTCATAGTGAATTAGCCCTGCCTTAATCATTTGCATTGTGATGTGTCCTGCCTCATCCTTTCGTGTCTTGAATTGTGACTTGCCACGATTTGATGCTTGCTCTGCACCACTGAACTGTTTAGAGTTAGGGAAACACTCACGCAAGTAGCCAAAGCCTTGCACATCAATCATCATTTCACTTTCTTGCAAATTGTGCTTGTCTCGGAACTGTATAGCCATGATGACTGCATCCCTATTCTTGTTAAGTGTGGAAAACTTAATATCCCTGCAAATAAAACCTACCTTAGTCCACTTTTCCCAATACTTGAATATCAAGTTATCAAATCCAGTAGTAGCCATATCCATTGTCATAAAGCGTTTTTCACAAACGCTATCACGAGGAATCTCAACAGGACGGAACATTCTTTCTACATCAATAGTTGAAAGTTCGACATTTGAAAGGTCTTCTATGTTTTCTTCTTCATCGGTAAGAGAATAATTCCAATTGGCTGCATACGAAGATTGTGCGGTTGCAGAGTTTGCAGCAAGTCCGCGATATGACTTATTCTTTGCCAACATCTTTTTATTATCCCTTACGTCAAATGTAAAGAAAGCCATTGAAAGAATAAAGTCCTCGTATGACATATCGGGGTCAACTGCAAGTCTTTCGTCTATCAAATCCTTACCCTTTTCATACACCTCTTTCTTTGTTCTTCCCCAAATGGCACGCTCATAATCTCCATCGGGCATAAAGAAGAACATAACCACACCATCCATTGACTTGTCAAGTGTTCCATCATCGTTTATCCAACCGCCGCCATGTTCGCCTTTTCCACACATTTTGCGCATAAAGCATTCGCGCTCTGGGTTTTGTGCAAGAAACACTTGCGCCTTACCTTCGGAATCACTACGCAAACGTGGAAAGAATGTCGATATTGTGCGCCAAAGGAACTTGTTACATTCATCAAAGATGAGTTTCTTTGCCTGCAAACCCTTTGCAATCTTATCAATTACAATTGGATTCTCATTGTCAAGTTGTTGGAACTTAATTTCAGAGCCATTGTATAGTTTCATACCCATATCCGTTTGGTTACGGATAATCTCACCAATTGGGTCGTGTGGTTGTTTCTTTACGGAACGGTCTACAAGTGGGTACATTTTCTTTAAGGTGTCATTAACCTTTCCAGCACCCCAGAAGTCTGACACATTACGCATGAAACAAACAATCTTGGCATTGTCATTCATGGCAAGATACTCAATTGGGGCATAATACAAAGCATAACTTTTACCTCCACCCGTGTTTCCTGTAAAGCATACAACATCAGCATTAGAACGAATGGCATATTTCTGGTTGCCATCCTCCAATGGTGCTAACACTATGTCATTGCGTTTTCTTGCCATAATACACATTTATTTTTTGCAAAGATACACATTGTTTCAATGTGTTTTAGGTTTGTATTTAGTTAAGTTTTTGTATTTTTGATATTTTTATTATAACTTTTCAAAGAAATTATTTTTTTGACTTTCTTTTCTTTCTATTTTTGTGCAAACATTTGTTTTATTCACGTAATTAATAGTAAGTAACTATGGAAGTAACAAAAGAAACGGTGTTGGAAAGTATGAACACCTATTGCACAGAACGAAAGTATGGTTCTGAGAATCTAACCGACGGATTTAAGGAAAAATTTTCCAATTTCTTTGTCAAAAAGTACGAAGGCAAAGATGTTGAAGAGGCAGAGATGGTTGCAGACTTGCATTTTAATCTCGACACCGCATTCAGCGCATCCGTTGACATTAACTCAGCACTCAAAAGTTCATTCGAGACCAAAAAGACGGAATACGAGAACCAGATTGCAGAGTTAAGCAAGAAACTTGGCAAGAAAGAACAACCAAAGTTTGAAGTACCGAAAGAACTCCAAGACCAGCTCGACGAGTTAAAGAAGTACAAGAACGAGGAAGTCAAGAAGACA